CGTTCAAATGGCACAAATTAGCTTAAAAATAAAAGAGCAATGGTTTGATTTAATCAAATAAATGTGTGTATCTTTGCATTATGAAAGACATAAAATTATTTGAGGGGCTATACCAAATATCGGAAAACGGTATAGTTGTTGCACTTGAAAGGAAAGTAGCAATGCCTAATGGAGGAGTAAAAATAATTAAGCAGCACCACCCAAAGCTATCCGAAACATACAAGGGGTATTTAAAGGTTATGCTTACAAGTAGCGAGGGGATTAGAAAAGGGTTTTTCGTACATAGGCTTGTTATCGCAACATATTTACACGAAAGCAATTTACAGGTAAATCATAAAGATAGCAATAAGAAAAACAACAACATTTCAAACCTTGAATATGTTACTAATAGGCAAAACCAAATACATAGAATTGATAAAACAAAAACCAGTTCAAAATATGTTGGAGTAACTAAAAAGGGAAGTAGGTGGCAATGTCAAAAAATGGTAAACGGAAAGCATTTATATTTGGGCATGTTCGATAACGAATTAGACGCTAAGCGTAAATATGACTTATCGTAATGACCGCACAAATAGCGCATCAAATATATTTACAGTGGTTAAGCAAGATACCAACATGAAAACAGACAAACCAAAAAACAAGGGCCGCACACCTATTGTCATTGATTGGGATAGGGTCGACAAATACCTTCAAGCGGGTTTGTGTGGAACAGAGATTGCACCTATACTTGGAATTAGTGAAGATACGATTTACCTAAAGTGTCAGAAAGAACACAAAATGACATTTACGGTCTATTCGGCACTAAAAAAAGCATCGGGTGATGGGCTGTTAAAGACAAGGTTATACTCGGAGGCAATGGGTGATAGTAAAAAAGGAGTAGTTCCAAATACGGCAGTGCTTATCTTTCTTGCCAAAACAAGGCTTAATATGACTGAAAAGAAAGACATTAACCTAAATGTAACGGGCGTTCCAAAGGTAAATTGGATTGATGACATAGAAGAACCCGAAAATGAGGCAAGCGATGAATGATAATACCTACGCCAAAACAGAAAATTGCAGCAAGGCTAATAAACCCTAAAGTTCAATACCCTACCGAGATACTTTACGGAGGGGCAGCGGGCGGGGGCAAGAGCCTGTTTGGTTGCTTTTGGCTAATAAGCATGTGTACCAAATACCCGGAGAGCAAGTGGCTCATGGGTAGGTCAAAGCTCAAAACGCTAAAACAAACAACCTTAGAAACGTATTTTGATGTCATAAAAAAACTTGAATACGATAAATCAAACTTTCGATACTATGACAGTGAGCGCATACTGTTTAAAAACGGCAGTCAAATAATACTCAAAGACCTATTCTTTTACCCGTCAGACCCGGAGTTTGAAAGCTTGGGTTCACTTGAAATTACGGGGGCATTTATAGACGAAGTGTCCGAAGTTACGCGCAAGGCAAAGGATGTGGTTCGCACAAGGATAAGGTGGAAGTTGGATGATTATGAACAGCAGCTACACCCGAAAATGCTAATGACCTGTAACCCTTCAAAAAATTGGACATATTCAGACTTTTACAAACCGTTTAGAGACGGAACAATACCACAGGACAAAACATTTATTCAGGCGTTTGCAAAGGACAACAGGCACAATGCAAAGTCGTATGTCAATACATTGGAGGGCATAAATGACCCTGTTTTGAAAGACCGGCTATTACATGGAAATTGGGAGTATGAAGATAACGACAATTCGCTTATTGACATTGATGCGATAGTAGATAGCTTTTCTAACTCCTTTGTTTACATTCCCGGCAGTGAGCGCTATATAAGTGCGGACATTGCCTTACATGGAAGCGATAAGTTTGTTATCGGGGTATGGTTCGGAATGACATTGGTAAAGGTAGTTTGCATTGATAAGTCGGACGGCGAAACAGTGCCTCAAATTATTAAGAACCTCGCTACCGAATATGCAATACCGATGTCGAGGGTGGTGTATGATAGTGACGGTATTGGAGGGTTTTTAAAGGCATATCTACCAAATGCAGTGTCGTTTGTAGCCAATGCCGCACCAATCGGGAAAGACAATTACGCTAACTTGAAGGCGCAATGCACCTACGTGATGGCGAAATTATTTAACGATAGACGAATTTATATACAGGATAGGAAATTTCTTTCTAACTTTGAACGAGAATTACAGTACATCAGACGTAAGCCGGAGGTAAATAAGTTGCAGATTGAAAGCAAAGAAGTGATTAAGCAGCTGTTAGGACATTCACCGGACTTTGCAGACATGTTGATGATGCGCATGTACTTTGAGATAAAACCCGTCAGACGATCATCTTACCAATAAAAAATATCGAAATGCCAGGAATATTTAGCCAAGAACTATTGGAAAAAATTACTACAAAGCCGTACCGTTACATGGTGTATGGAAATGCCCCATTCCGAAGCGAAATGTATGCTTACGGGCTTACAAGGGATGTCGATGGGGTAATGGAGGTTTTGTTGTCGGGCAAAACACACGACAAAGAGAAGTTCGATCAAATAATCAAGACCCTTTCCGATTGCTTCAATGCCGAGATCAATATTTTTGAATAAAGCAATTTCAACTAATCAATAAAACTAAAGCCACTTTCTATGAAAACAGTAATTGAAAAACTTAACGAGGCATTGACAGAATTAGAAAAAGAAACAGTCTCACCAATCAAAACCCAAACTGAACAGGGCATTAAAAACCTTATCGCAAGAGCAGAGGGTAAGATAGTTGGAGGCAAATCGCATCTGCCCCCTATTCTTGGCGTTGCAATGAACGTTCAAAAAAAAACGGCAGCTACAATAGCTCCGGGAACGGAACAGGCGGAAAAGGATGCTGCGGAGGTTGAGCAACTTCAAAAAGACGTACAGGCAAACCTAACCTTAGAACAAAAGGCGTTTCAGGCACAAATTGAAAAGTATGTAGCCGCTTACGGAAACATGAACGCCAAGCAATTCCAAGCGGCATTAAAGCAGCACAGCATAACCATTGAAGCATTTGCAGATACCCTATTGATAGATGTTTCGTCTTTTACAGTACCCCAAAAACATGCCGTATGTCTGGAGCGACTGAAAGTATTGGCAACCAAGTAGTAAGTTGGGCAGACATCCCGCTCAACAAATACCTCGCTTGGCTTAAAATGGAGGACAAGCATGAAACAGGCGAAGATGCCTTGTCGCTTATCTCACACTTTACAGACGAGCCGGCAGAGGTATTAGGTGAGCGGTCAATGATTGAGATAAGGTTGCTTCATTTACGGTACTTGTCTTTGCTGTTAGAGCCGAATGACTTTGACGCATTTACCAAAAGGTATTGGGATAGTGGGCTACGGGCTATCCCTCACATGGGGGCTATGTATGCCTTTCCGTCAACCATTCCAAATATCGTAACCGAAACAGAACAGCCGATGTATGATGAGCCTTTCGGGAATTGGTTAGAGGCAATGCAGTTTACCAAGTATTACAACATGCTTGTTGAAAACGGCGACATGGAGGCATTACCGTTTATCTTGGCGGTGTTGTTTAGAAAGAAAGACGAAAAGATACCACTTGAACGAGTGGCAAGGGATAAGTGGATAAAAAGACGTTCCGATATGTTTAGAAGTATCTCAATGCACTATGCTTGGCAAGCCCTGTTTTTTTTTATCATGCCAACAGCATTATTGTTGCGAGTTACCCAAACCTATTTAGTGCAGCAGAGCCAACGGGCAACACGTCAGAGGAAATCGAAGCCTCAATCAAGTCAATAAGAAAAGGTGAAAAGATTTGGGAGATATATGGTTGGTTTAATCTTTTGGTCAATGCGATTAGTGGCGGGTGGTTTAACGGACAAGAAAGAACGCCGGAATATTCGGTAATGAATACTTCACTATATCGAGTTTTAGCCTATCTTGATAGAGATTGTTTAATAAAAAATATCACGTAAAACAACAATAAAAAATGGAAAACCCAAACATTAAAACCGAAAAAGCATCGAAGTTCACAGAAGAAGATGCAGTTGAAATGCGCCAACCGTTGGCACTGTTAAGGAAATGGGAAACGGTAATGAATATTTTGTGGAACTTTTTTGTAGCATACTCCGAAGCTGAAAAGGCGGTTTATGTTGAAAGCCAAGATAACAGCATAGTGTTTCAATTAGGAAATGGCAACAAATTTGAAATAGGCATAAATCTTGTCAATCGAAAATACTTGTCATTATTTGTAAAAATAGAAGACAATGAAGAATTCGAGGCAACGGTAAATAATATTGATGCTTTTGGAGAAGAAGGCATAATTAAAACGGTGTCCAACATACTTACCTTTGCCGAGAACGTTAAATAACCTTAGTTAAAATGGAAGTAGAAGACATAAAAAAATGGTGGGCAACATTGCCACAAGAAAACCTAAAAGAGGGGTGCGAGCTAAAATGTCCCGACTGTGGCGAATGGGCATCCCATAAAGAGTGGGAAGAATGTGAAGTTTATTGCGAAGACTGCGGCTATGAACATGCTGCTATGAAATGTCCTAATTGCGAAGAAGCTTTTGACCATGTTTGGAGTGAACCTTTTGAGTGCAGAGTTCCGTTTGGTGGCGGTGATGTTCAAATAAATAACCTTAGTTAAAATACTCCAAATGTTTTTAGACAGCACAATTTACGAAGCATTCAAAGCCGCTATTGAAGCACAAAACGACTGCCACGAAGGACAAGGAAATTGCGGACGGTTCAATATGTTTCATGTCGGTTTACTTTCCGACATTCAAGCCGGCAACGTGAACAGTGAAACCTTTGCGCCTTATGAGTTTAATCGCTACGGCAGCGAAACAAGGGGCAACGCTTATGAATTACCTATCTTAATCATGGAGCCGCTTTTGTCGTCTATATCCTCAATAGACGATTTGACCGATGGTAACGTGAATGTTGCCGCTAAGATAGTGCTTTATGCAGGTGATACCTACCAAAAGGGCTGCTGCGGTGTTGGTAACTATTGCACCGAAAGAAGCAAAGTACAGATACTACTTGACCTCAAAATGAACGTCTTAGCGATAATCAAAGAGGCATTACGGCTGTTAGGTGAAACGTCTTTTATTGGCATGAATGACAATGTCAACTTTATGGATGACATTTCCTTTCAGTTTGGAAATTCAGGGCTTGGAGGTGTTAGGGCTGAACTATCATTGTACTACGCATCATGCGTAACCGATTGCGGGTTTACTTATCCGGTTGAGGTAACTTGTGAGGACGATTTAGGGCTGTCTTTTGTGGTTGAGGAAATCGCACCTCCAGATTGCGGGGAAGGTAGCACGTATCAGGTAAACAAGGAATATAGTCCAATATATACACACATAGACGAAGACTTTACTTTGGTAAGTGTGTTGCACCACAATGTTGAGTACTTTTGCCCGACACCGATACCGTTTACCGATATAGTGGCTATCAATGAATTTTTACAAAGCCTTGCGGTGAACGAAACCTTAGTTGCTATTGCTGACGGCGATACAGTAGATATGTATTTGGTATCTCAATGTTGTGCCGAATTGATTGTTACCAATACCTACATTGACGGATGGGGCTTTACGGTGAATGATGGTGTTGATGATGTTCCTTTCCGCTACTTTGTGTTGTACGGTTCTTACCCTTGCAACTTGGTACAAGAAACAATCCCATCCTTTGAATGTTGCCGAAAGTTCCAAGTAACGGCTACCGCAACAGGCACCAGCGATGCAATAGCAACCGATGTTATCAAGTGGCATGTGCCGGAAAATCCTAACGGCGTTGTAGGCAATACGGTTGAAACATTGCATCATGTAGTCTTTAGTCGTGTAATTACCTATAACAACGGATGCCCCCCCAAAACGGTACTTTATCACATAATCGGGGATGATGTTCCGGTTATTACCTTGATAGAGGAATTGATTTGGCAACAAACGCCTGAATGTAGCATCAACATTACAAGCATAACCGTTGAGGGCGAAGACGAGTTAGCGACCTTTACTATTTCCGTTGATGTTAATATATCTACACACTACCGCTTAATTGTTATTGACCAATTTGATAACATAGATTATACAAGCGATTGGCAAACAACGGGCGATATTGTTGTTGCACTTAATGACATGATACAGCTTGAGCCTCGAAGGATTGTACAGGCAGGCGATAGCGAGGGGAATGTATGTGCAGAACAAGAATTTATTTACGACATTGCTACATTCCCAACCTCGACAACCTCAATAGATTTGGCGGCAGAGTTAGACCTTGCTGATTGCATATCGAACCAAGAATATTTGATATTAAGCAATTCGACAGGATCGACCGTTGATATTGTTGGTGACACAATAGAACTTTCAACAGAGCCAACAATGTTGAGTGCGATATTTCTTGTCCAAACTTGCAACGGTATATATGTTGGGCTTTATTTAATAGTGTTTAATTCTTAATTAACTAACTTTAAAATAAATAAAAGACATGGCAGAACTTGACAGACTTAAAACGGATTTAAAAACGGCGCAAATTTAATACAAGTAACCCATGCCAATAACCATAACGATACTCAATATCCAAAGGATAAGCAAAGAAGTTGCCGCTATTGCCATACAAACCATGCGCGACAACATCGAAAAGCAGGGGCATAACGCATCGGGCAGGTTGTCAGAGGACATTAAAACCACTACCAAATTCACATCGGACGGCATTTCTATTGACGTATTGATGTATCTTTATGGTGCATACGTCAATAAAGGGGTATCAAGGGAGCGGTTTAGGTTCGGAGGCGAGGCGCATATTGATGCTTTGATTGAGTGGGCAAAGGTTAAAGGCATAACCGTTACCGATGGTAATTACAAATCGTTTGCCTTTGCCGTTGTCGGAGCGCACCGCAAACAAGGCATACCGACTAAGGCGAGTTATTCCTTTTCGAGCAACGGCAAGCGGCTTGGCTTTGTTGATGATGCGGCAGCCGATACGAGGGCGGCGGTGTTTGATTTTTTAAACGTTACCGATTTTGATTTTCAGATAAATTTAACTTAGGCAATGGCAAAAGCAAACATGACTGTAAATGTTACGTGGGAAATGGAAGTTGAAAGACTACCTAAAGATGCAGCCAACTTGAAGCAAACAGCAATAATCACTGCATACAATAGTGTATGCAATGAAATAGTACAAGTGTTTTGCGACAAACAGGACATGGAATTTGATGGATGGGTAGGCGGTACTGTTGGTGGCTTTGCTGATTGTGGCGGACTGTCCTTTTCGTTTTCAGATATAGTATTCGATATTAAAACAGGTCAACCAAAAGGCAAGATCGTTGAATGGTTCAACAATGAAGAGCGCATTAACTACCCTACTTATACTAAAGTAACGAGCATTAAAACAACAACCTAACCAATGGCAATAACATCCCAACCAACGCTATACGGCAGCGTATCACGCAAACCGATACTGTTCACAGTAACAGGTTCGGTAGGCACTGAACGCATAAGAGCAAGCATCGGCATAACCGGCGGCGTTGGTTCTGCTACTATTGTCATGGATAGAACCTACAACGTTGGAGGTCTTTTTACCTTTGACATAAGCAGGGCAATATCCGACTATTTCAGTCAAACACACCTTACCTTTAACCCCATCGGCGGCACTGCATATTCCAATGCCGATAGATGGTGTTTGGTTGCGGTTACGTTTACCGAGTATGATGTTGTCGCAGGAACGTTTGGTGACGTAATTGAGGAAGGGATAAATTATGTGTCAACCTCGATTATTGTGCTTAACAGCAACTTGCCGCACACACAACTACTACTTACCACAGACCAACAAACAGGGCTAAAGTTCCTTACCAACAAAACAAAAGGCGTTGCGAAATTGGGTTACACCGAATATCTGACTTTGTATAAAGCCGGCGGCGGTTCGGCTACATTTAACTATTACAATGCTTCCGGCTTAATCAGTTCGGCAACTACCCCTTTTGGCGCATTATTGGTAATGAGCCTTAATATCGGTGTAGCTATTCCGGCAGGTACTACATGGTTTGAGGTGCTACCGGGCAATACCGCAGCAAATAAGATTGTCTATAAGGTCAAAGATTGCGAGGTGTTTGCGCTTCACTTTGTCAATATGTACGGGCAAGTAGATACAATGTTGTTTACCCAAAGGCTTAAAATCCAATCTGCCAAATCAAGCAGTTATCAAAAGGTACTACCAAATGCACCTACCGCACTTGATACAAGCCTATTGAGGTATGGTGTTGATGGTGCTTTGCAGTACAAGTACATTGCCAATAATCTGCAAAAAGAGGAAGTGGATTGGTTGAATGAGATAATCAAAACCGGATATGCCGTTACCGAAATTGGCGGTGTGTATGTTCCGGTAATTGTTGCCGATGGTTCAGGTGCCGAGTATGACAGCAAAAAGAAGCTGTTTACCTATTCGGTAACGGTTCAAATATCAAACGAACAGGAGGGCGTACTTTAAGCATGATTAAAGTCATCATAGACGGCGTTATCTACGACATTTCAAACCGTTCTGTCAATACGAACCTAAGCAGTTCGATTGTCGGGAATAGCCTTGTCAAACAAGGCAACAAACGACTATTGCCCGTTACGTTACCGCTATCAACACACAACGCCTCAACACAGAAAACACCTCAACAATGGAGTACAAGTGAGGATCAATACGAGGGCTTGCGCGCATTGATAGTAGAAGTTGAAGGCATGGAGATATTGAACGGTTATGCAAAGCGCAATACGGTTGAAACCAATAAAAATGTGGGTTCAATACAAATCGAAGGTTGGGACAAAAACGCTGATTGGACTAAAGAATTAAACAGAACCTTAGATTTATTTGCACCTGCTGACTTCCTTTGGGATGATGCCGACATTGACGCTGT